AAACCTCGGCAAATGCATGAGGAGATATCATATTGTTTGCGTATGTTGCAACCTGTCTTATATCATTATAAGAGTTCACTTTCAAAACTTGGATGATCGAATAATCGGCACCTGTTCCACCTGCCGAGTCGATTCCCAAAATATAATGATGCGAACCTGTTTTAGGTTGCTCAAAAATAACCATGAGGTCGCCAAACTTTGTAGCAACAGGTTGTTGTATTTTGATTCTCTCAAGAACATCAGCATCAATAAGTGTTGATGATGAACCTAAGAACTTACCATTATATTCTTGATTGAATTTAACAGGTCCAATGTCTCGAATAATTCTTTTCTTCCAAGCATCGTCCTGTCCTTCAACTTCCCACCAATTAACTTTGATAGGTCTGAAGTTATTTTCATTTGATACTGCACCTTTATAGATGTCATAAAAATGATTAAGACCGTTTGGAGTCGATACGATAACAATTTTAGCGTTTGGATCACGAGTGATTGTTGGATATACAGAAGAGAAGAAATCATCAGCAATTTCTTGAGGGACGAATGCAAATTCGTCAAGGAAAAGTAAAGAGATTGACATACCACGAATTGCGGCAGCAGCGGTTGAACTTGAAAGACACTTGCAACCATTCTCTAAACCGAATGCGGTTTTTGTCCATCCGCCTTTCTCATCAGAGATTCCTTGTTGCAACCAAAGAGGAAGACCTCTATATGCAAGTTTGACTTTATTCAAAATATCAATCGCAGTCTTTTCACGGTTAGCCAAAATAGCAACATTCTTATTCTCGTTGAATAAAAGAAAGTGTGTAAGATAAACTGTTGAGATTGTTGTGTTATGAGAAAGTATTCCGTTTGACCAAAACGAATGATTTTCGGAATCGACCGTAACATCATACATATGTTCTTCTGTTTTAGATTTTTGTATAAATGTTACTTCTTCATAACCATTTTTTGTATAAATCCAATCGCCAAGTTTTAAGTCTTTAATAAAAATTTGTTGAAAATAATCAGTAAATACAATATGTTCATCCGCGCATTTGAGTTCAAAACTTTTTGTTTTTATTTTCCATACATCATATTTAATAGTCTTATGTATATGAGTTATGTCTTTCCAGCCGTCCTCAGTTTCAATCTCCCAATCGTCAATCGAAAACGATTCGATAAACTTTTCATTATTCATATCAACTTTAGTCACCATTTAAAAACCTCACGCACTCATCAATGCATTTTTGTTTATTTATTTTCCAATCGGATTCCCAAATAGTCAATACTTTATAACCTTGAGACTCAGCAACTTCAATCTTCGTTTTGTCATTATCCCAAATTTGTTGAGCAGTCATCTTTTGATTATTTCTAGTAAATATATTTTTATACGAAAATTTATTCGGATTTGCGTGCCAATAATCGCCATTGTATTCTATGATTTTATTTCCAACCTTTATGTCGTAAAAATAATGCTTAGTTTTATCATATTCAATACAAAACTGTGCTTCGCCTTTTAATAATTCGCATAATTCGCGTTCGTTCTTTGAAATAAACGGAGAATGCATATTAGCCAATGCATTTATTCCGCCATAGGCTTTGGCTTTATTTATCCTAGCCTTTTCTGCATCAGATTTAGCATTCAAAGTTTCCTGCCATTTCAATTGTCTCTCATTCCACTTTCTAATGCCAACTTCTTCACCGTGTCGTTCAATAAATTTTTTTAATGAATTCGTATTCTGTCTATCCGATAATCTCAGCTTTGCGTCATTTTCAGAAAACCCTTTCTTCAACCAATACCCAAGTTGTGTTGGAATATTGTCTCCAGATGATCTGGCCAGTTTAATACCTCCGGACGATTGTACTAATCGTCCGGAATTTTTGTTATGCCACAAGACATTACAGGACGAATTATGACAGAATTTTTGATAACCTTTTGCAATGGAAACAAATTTTAATTCATTTCCGCATTGCAAACATTCACCATCAGGATCGCCAGCGTTCATCATATACATCTTATAATAATTCTCAATTGTAATGTCTTTATGAAACTCCTGAATATGTCTAGACAAAGAATCAATTTTTTCAAAATATGAATTACAGATTTTGCATTCATAGTTTGCGGTTCCTTTATCAATTTTCTTTTGTGTGTTTAAATGGCCCGCACAACAAAAACCTTGATAGCCAACAAATTCAAAACCTATTTTATTATTACATCCATTCAATTTGCATTTTGTCGAATCTTTAATATTAACATCGTAATATTCTTTGCATTTTAAATCATCAAACTTATGAAGTTTTCTAAGATGAATAAACAAACCTTTAAATTCTTTGCATTCCTTTCCACAAACTTTACATATATAAATATTCATAACAATAACTCCATATATTAAATCGTTTCGAGACTTTGGTAGGTTCTCAAAATTATTTATATACATAGGAGTTATTTTTTTATGTCAATTTGGAAAAAACTGTAAATATTTTCCTGTAAAAATCACCAATAGATAATTCAATAACTTCGCCGGTCTTCTTATTTCTAATCTTTATGTTAGTGTCATAATTACAACATTTGCCTATTTGGCGAGCAGCAACGCAGGCAATATACGGTCTAGGATCACCATCTCCGCCGACCATAGCTCTAATCATTCGCTTTTGATATTCTCTAAGCTCGATAAGATGTTCGCCTTTTTCAGATATGATTCTGAAATAGTGTTCAGCAAAATAAATTACATCTTCTTTACACTTGATATATTCTTCAAGCATTTCACGGGTGTATTCAATCTGTTCACCAGCACACCTAAGTTGCGGATCCTTATTATACATTCACGAACCTCTTTCAATTATAATGCAATATGCAATCCTATCGCTGTACCAAATTTATATTGGTCAACTGAACCAAATGTTATTATATTTCCGACCTTTCTTACATCCGCTTGCACAAAGAATATTTTTGCAAAATCATATCTTGCGCCAACACCAATGACGGGTGTTACGATAAAGCTATTTTGAGTGCTTACATCAGTACCTATCAAAGCACTAAGATCAAGTTTCTTTTCAGTCGGTTCTTTTATTACTGTTACGATTTTTTCATGTATCACAGTATCAATCTTTTGTACCTTAGACTTTTCCTGAAGCACTGATATCTCTTGTGACAAGGAATCCGTCTTCTTTTTAAACACGTTTGCAACCGAATCTACAACCTTTGAACTGAGATTATTGTCCACAATCTCTCCAGTGAACGAATCCGAGGTTGTGGTCGTCGTTTTCTTGCCATCTGTAGATTCGATCACGGTTACCACGGTTTTCACGCCAGTGCCCTTTTTGACGGAACTAGATGATGAGGTTTCTACGGAATGTTTATAAATTGTTAGCGCAAAACTGTCGATTGTGACTTGCTTTGTTTTAAGTGCTGCTGAATCCTTACTCATCTCTTCGGTATAAACAGAAATCTTCTTATCATACTCTTGAGATACGGATGTTATCTTTTGTTGTGATGAAAGATAAATAAACGCACAAAGAATAATCGCAACGAGTGCTGCGATGTTTCTTGGATTCTTCAATTCTTCAATAAATTTCATTTCTCATCTCCTATCAATTGAGCGTCTTCTTATGTTCTTGTAAAGTTAATAATACATAATTAGAATCTTCATTTAAACCGCCTAAGCATTTTGGAGTTATATGATGCTTATGTGTTTTGAATGATATTGATTTCTTATCAAGCCCGCGTTCTTTACAAAGGCCTATAAGAATATCATAAGCAGCTCTATAATTAAGCACTAGGTCCATCATTTTTATCCTCAACCTTATTTTCTATTAAAAGAGTTTTCACTGTATCTACAACCGTATTTACAGGTGTCTGTTTATCAGAAGGTTTTCTGATATGATACAATGCTGCTGCTCCGCCTAAACCAACAACTGAAAGTGCTGCTGCGACCAATTGAGTGATTGATGCAATAGCAAGAGGTATCGTAAAGAATTTCCAAATCATAATATAGAAAAGAATATTTGTCATTGATAACTTTCTCTTTGAGTTATCAGTCAAATTGAAAAATGCCAAAATACCGAAGAAAAAATTCTTTATTGATTGCATATATAACCTCACCCTATAAAAGTATTCAAATTCACAATTGATTCGTTGAAAACATTAACCCAAATGTTTTCAATGTTATCCATATTAGAGACATCATCGGCAGAATAATTTGTATCATCAGTAAGAATGGGTTTAAGTCTCATGAAATTGTGTTCTCCTATATTCTTCTTTACAATATAAGAACCCGATTCACCAGCTTTAGCAAGCCATTCAGTCGCTAAATATTTACCCCATCCTATCACAGACATATTAGGATCGAGTTTTCTTCCTACTGTAGATCCACCCGTTCCAAATGATAACATTCGATAATTTCCGTCTAAGTCAGTGCCGACCAATCCAGCCTGCAATGCTGCGCATGGGTTATTCAAAAACAAACCACCATCCATATACATATCATCAATAGGATAAAAATACAACGGCGCTGATGTCGAACATAATACAGCTTTCCATTTAGAAATATCTGAATCTCTTCTATCAAACACTTTCTCTTGATCTCCTAAAGAGCACGACACCGGAATGAAAATCGGTTTAGTGAATCCATTCATATATCCGTTAAGATTATTTCTTAAAAGATTTGCTAAGTATGTGTTATCATATCTAGGACAGAATGGGTTTATCTTATAATACCAAGGGGCAGAAAATATCTTCTTCAAATTTTCTTTATAAAGTTTGTATATTTGTTCACCCGTAAATCCTTCACATAACATAGCAGCAATTATGGCACCAGTCGAAGTTCCTGAAAATGCTTTAAACTTATCTGCGAATTTTTGGCCTGTTAGCTTTTCATATTCAAAAATAAATCTTGCGACTCCCAAGCCCCAAACTCCACCACCATCTATCGAAAGAACATTATACATTTTACCTCAACGATTCTTTTATATAATCCTTTGCATCGACGTGCTTATAAAAGTCAACCTTTTCAGTTATAACTTTTATGTCTTTCGTTGAACCAAACAAATACTTTATAGATTCATTTGCTTCTTTTGCTGCTGACATCAATTCTTTATAAGTATCATTGGCTTTGCTTAAACGATCTTCAAGTTCTTTCTTTTTCTTCTTAAGCTCAGCAACTTCCTTATTACCAGTTTTCAATTCTTTTTTCTTACTTGAAAGTTCATATTTCTTCTCGCCCAATTTTCTAACTTCAGTTTCCCAAGCAAAAGTCTTTTTTCTCTTAAGATCTTTTATCTTATTTTCAATCTTTTCAAGCTCTGCATCAATGTCCTCGATTTGAGATTCCTTATCATCACTATCTTCTTCCTCAGCATCTGAAATCTGATCGCCTAATTCTTTAATCTTTGTTTCCAATTCCTCAATCTGCTTTTCAAAAGGACCTCTAATTTTATCAAGAGCGGCCTTCTTATTCTTATCACTCATCTTTTCGATTCCAGTTTTTACAAGTGCAGTCGCCTTGCTGTTATTAACCAAATCGGTTAAAGATGTATCACCTATTTGAAATCCTTTTCCTAGACGACCAAGAATATGCAAGCCAACATCCTTCGCAACAGTTGCGGCCTTTTTAGCCTTTGAAGTTTTAGCATTTTCGATTTCGTCATTTGCCGTTTTTGTTGCAAGGTCTTTTAATTCTTTATCTTCTCTCTTCTTTGCGGCTTTTGCAGTTTCCTTATTATCACTTTCAGTATCTTCCTTTGCATCAGGATCTAACATATCAGTAGGAGGGTTTGGAAGACTTGGGTGCGCAGGAGTTTCAGTTGGTTTACTTGAATCAGTTTCACCAGGTTCTTGTGGTTTAACAGATTTTGCATCCTTCTCTTCAGGACTTTCTTTAGGAGGTTCAGGTTTCTTTTCTTCAGGTTTCTTTTCCTTCTTTGCATTTATCTCATCTTCGGTATCGTTAGCAATTTTAGCCCACTTCTTTGCCTCGTCTTCATCACCTGCCGCATCTGCGGCTTTATATTTTGCATGGGCATCTTTAAACTTCTTATCAAGATCTTCAGGTTCAGTTTCCTTTTTTTCTTCAGGTTTTTCTTTTTTCTTTTTAGCATCAATCTCGTCTTCAGTATCATTTGCGATCTTAGCCCATTTAGTCGCTTCTTCTTCATTACCTGCAGCATCAGCAGCTTTATATTTCGCATGAGCTTCTTTAAACTTTTTATCAAGATCTTCGGGTTCGGAGTCCTTCTTATCTTCAGGTTCTTCCTTTTTATCCCCCTTATCCTCTTTGGACTTTAGCAAAGCCTCTTTCGCTTTGATAGCGCCTTCCCATCTTTCAATAGCATCCTTGTCCTTTTTCTTTTTTGCCTTTTCAAGCATTTCTTCATTATACTTAATACCCTTCTTAAGTTCTTCAGGAGTTTGTAATGCGTCAACCTTTTCTTTTAAATATTGCAATGACTTCATTTTGAATCTCCCATGATAAATTTCTGTATCTCGCTTTTTAAAATATCACGGTCCTTATATTTGATCTTGGTTCCAACAATTTTATCAAAACATTCTCTACTAAATTTTGATTCAAACGATTCCATAACAGCAAACAATTCAGTCCCGTTCTTATCCTTAATAAGATTGACCAACTTATCAAACCATTCCTTTTGATCTTCTTTTATAAGCGTTTTATTCAAACTTCCAAAATGTCCGTTTTTATAGAACTTATCAAATGTACGCTCGAATATTTTATCCTTGCGTTGTAAGTTGTAAAATGATAAGAAACTCATATTATAATACCTCTAAATTTTATCGACCGATCCCAATTCAAATTTTGCTTCAATAGAATTTAATTGATTGCTCTGCTTTGCATTTGAAATCATACTAAGTAAATCTTTGCCGGTTAAAACAAAGTTATTCGTAGTATTATTTATTACCTTGCCATCTTGACTTATCTTCGGTTTATCACTCTCTATTTCCAAATCAGTAACCGTCTTATTAAGTTCTCTTAATTCTTTAAGCCCATCGAATGTTGTTTTTAAGAGTGCCGAATATACTTCATACACTCTCGGTTGAGAACCTATCTTTATATCTCTCTCAAGTTTATCCATGATCATTCTTGAACCTTGTATAAGGGTCTTTAATTCAAATCTCAAATACTCTTCATCTTCTAATGTGTAAGTGCCTGATTTGGCTTTTTCAACCATTGCAGTCTTGACACTAACAAAATTATCGATGCGTTTTTCAGCATCATCAAGTGAACCTGAAAAATCATTATTCATGGCTTTATCCAAACCTTCAAATCCATTTTGCATAAACACACCTCAATTAAAACTGTCCAACATTAGAAAAATAATTCTTCATATTCTGATACCAATTACCAGACACATTAACACCCGCAGAAGTCAACTGATTATAAGGGAAAGTTCCTTCATTATTATAAGCACTCGTCACGGGAGCTGCTGACAAATCAATATTGGCACTTGTGTTATATTGTGACACTTGCAAATAATCATCACCATTAAAAACATTGTATTTGGTTTGAATCTGTTTAATGATTTTGGCATTCTTGATTGGATTATACAGAACAGCTTTAACTGTAAATTCTAAAGTGCCATTGATATATCTCTTGTCTTCTTCTCCTTGTTCCATAAGGAAATCAGTTGACACATTGCTAAGCACCATTTGTAAATCTCTTTCAATATCAAGAAAAGAGAATTCTTTTACTCTTAAATATTGTGCAGGAGAAAATCTAGGTAAAATCTGTTCGACTATTTGACACCAATCATCCATTGATTCAGTTAACACACTCATTGAGAAATTAAAATCATAAGGAACGGGTTGAGCATCAGACCAAAAATCATCCAAGTTATCAAGACCAATTTTCTCATCATAAAAATAACGATATTCATTTACGCCCGTCGCTCTTTCAGAATCATACTGAACACCACCCAAAGAGAATGTTATATTCGGTAATGAAATATAATACTTAGCGCCGAAATCCTGCTCGGTTCTAAACTGATAAGTTTTATCTACAGGCCCATATTTCAGAGGCACAATTAAGTCTTTTACAATATTTCCAGAATCATCAAGACGATGTATATGTAAGTCATTGAAAAATGCTAATACCGAAGTAACGATGCCACGAATGGTTGCTGGATAATAGTACATTATGCATACCTATAATTTGAAAATTTTTCGGACTTTAAGCGAACACTTATTTGAGATGCGTGAAGATGAAAATGCTCACATGCTAATTTAATACTATCAAACTTTATGTCATTTATTATAACACTCTTTGTCGCTAATTTAGTTTGTGTCTTCCTAGCGTCCTTTATTTTATTTAATTGCTCATCAGTAAAAGTTTTTCCAAAAAACTTGTTATTGCATCCTTTATTAGCATCTGATATTTTCTTCTTAGTCTCATCAGTTGCTTTATATCCTATATGTGATCTTCTCAAATTTTCTTTATGATCGTTTGAAAATATTATGCCCATACGTGAATTGCTAATTTTATGTTTAGTATCACATGATAATAAACCACCAATACCGCCAGTCTTTAAATTATAAGTATCAGATCTTTTTACAAAACATTCATTAACAATATCGGATTCTCTTTGTAAAGATTCGCATTTCCAATCAAACCATTCAAGAATTTCTTTTTTAAAATTATCTTTGTTATATTTCTTTATTGCTCTATGCAATGCAACTCCTGAGCCAAAATAATCATCGTTGATATCATCAGTCGAATGCACACCTATATAGATCTTATTATTGATAAGATTTATTATTTTATAAAGATAATGATATTGATGCATCAAAACCCTCCAAAAGGATCCGTTGGGTCTATCTCACCAGCTTTCTGTTCATATTTTATAAAGTCATCTTCAATTGATATCTCATCATTTGTTGCAAGGAAGTCAGGTTGATGCATCACTGCTGAAATATCAAAAAGTGATGATGTAGGAACACCCTCTGTTGCACTAACATCGAAGTTGTTGTTTTTCCACACTCTAACATTCAAAGTGTATGTAGTTTTTGTTTCATGAAATTGCGAGCTCTCTTCGGAATCTCTAACATTTATAATTTCATAGAATACTTTGTTATAAACAGACTTTATATAATCGCCTTGTCTAGGAACCATGGGAGGAAATCTTTGAGGCTTAATCAAAGAGTCATCTTCATATGTCAATGTTGAAGCCTGATTGAAATGCGATATAGTTATATAAATAGTGATGATGTCAGGATTTATAATACCTAACAAAGCAAACTGAGGAATCAATGGTGGCAATTGAGCAATGTATGCCATGACAATAAATTTTCTTTGGCAGTAACGATCCATATCTTCGCCAAAAAGTCGATCTCTCTTTTCATTGAAGTCCATTGCATAGTACATATACTTAATGCCATAATTGTCGAAAGCTTCAGTTTCCAAGTGACTATAAAGCAATTTCTCGTTTGCATAACAAGGGTTTGTTTTATATTGGAAGTACGGCGATTGCCATGCTACATTTACGACATCAAATATTCCTGTCATCTTATTCTCTAAATTCGATTGTCAATCCTTTAATGATTCTTTCATATTGCTCCTTTTAAATTATCCTACCCAGAACATTGCCGGTGCTGCTTCCTTTTGAACTGCCTCGAATGCTTTCTCTTCATCTGCAACGCCATCCGAATAAATTTCCGATCCGTTAATTGAACCGCCGCCAGGAAGTGTTAATGCATATTTCTTCAAATGCAATCCCCACAATTTCTTCGCTCTTGCAACAACTAACCTTCTGAATAAAATATGATTATAAAACATTTCAGATGTTTCTCTTCTAAACACTTGCAAAAGTCCTACAGCATTTTCTTTAGGTGTTGGTACAACAATCATCGTCTTACTTAATGCATTATATTGAACTGAATACATCACAGAGAATTCATTTCTGATCTCTTCAAGATACATCATTTGAGTATTCCAATTACTAAGAAGACCACCTGCATCAGCAGTTGGACCCGTACCCAAAAGATTTCCACCGACCAAGTCATTATAAAGAATGTTATGTTCTATAGTGAACAACTGATTCACTCCATTAAAACCTTGTATAGTGTCAAAATCTACGACGGCTTCAAGATCATCAGTGATTTGATATGCGCTGACACCCGATGTCAAAGTAAATTTCATATAGTCTTTATATGAACCTTCACCGATCAAATATCTTTGCATATCCTTTACAGCATCGCCAATAATATCATCGAGTTGTTCATTGGCAATTTCAACACAAACAACTGGAGAACCAAGCTGTCTTTTAATATAATCTCTCATACCAATGATGTTTGAAATTTCTGCCATGTAATCACCTCTCGCTTTTTTATATTTATATAGAGAAACAAAAAACCGATTGGCGGTTAGGCCAATCGGTTTTGATTTTTACTTACTTAACAGAATTAAAGAAGATTAGAAAGATTAGAGAATATGATTCTGCGGTAGTAGTTCTGAGCACCAAGCAAGTTGTTAGTGAACGCATAACGGCTCATAACACCAATTCTTGGAGCGAAGTCATCTGGAGATACAGCACGATTGGTAAGACCGGTGATGTATGGGCAGAAGATAACACCAGCATCGGTTACGCCTGGGCCCTTATAAGCAACAAGTGCTTCATCGGTAGTTGCATACTGATCACGGAACACCTTGATGGTGCCATTGATAGTACCAATCTCAGGAATAACTTGAGTTGGGTTAACATTTGACTGATTGCGAGTAAAGATTGGTCCAGATGCCTGAAGGGCAGTAGCCAACTTACCAGAAACAACCACAATATTACCAGCACCACGACGGTTAGCAGTAGCAAGGTCGTTAGCGGCCTTGATGATCTGAGTTGTGATATTGGTAAACTTTTCCTGAGACCAACGGCCATCAGAAGCAGATGATGCAATATCCCAGGTTACTGGGGTAGGAGCAGCAGTCTTACATTGCTGAATGGTTTCGCGGTCGATTTCAGCGGCCATCTCATACTGAAGAATATTCAACATTTCGCGTTCGATGTCAAGACCATGCATAGCCTTGATATCTTGAGCAGCTTCAAGAGAGAAGCTAGCAGCAAGCTTACGAGTCAATGCAATGATAGCAGTACGATCCAACTTCAACTGAAGTTCAGGCATTGCTGGGTTACCTTGAATTTCCCAAGCTTCTGCAGCAGAGGTACCAACACCGGTTCCAACATCAGCAGAAACTGAAGAGGTGCCACGAGTCGAACCAGTGAAGCCCGAATAGTTAGGAACAACATTCCAACCAGCTTCATTCAACTGACCATCAGCATACACAAAGCGAAGCGCATAAGCAAGACCGACAGGACCAGTCATAGCCTGAACACCAACAAGTGTATTAGCGAAAAGGTGAGGGAACACACGGCGAACAAGTGCCAATGCGATAGGAGCGAATGAACCGTAGTTTCCAGTTTCTGGGAAGCCGACGTTCAACGCTGCAGGTGCATTAACGCTGCCCTGGAAAGATTCAGCAAAAAGAGCCTTGCCCAAATCTTGTGTCTTCTGATTTTGTAACAAGATCGCGGTGTTCTCACGAACGTAACGATCGCCAATTCCTTTAACAGAGAGTGGGCCCTGAATTTCAGACCATTCTCTTACATATTGTTCTGCATTAGCATTGATATCCATTTTGTATCCTCCGATTAAATATCTTTAAAATATTTATTGTTTTTGTGTTAACATTTTTTAAGAGCTAATTATTCATACATATATTGTGAACCGCGTGCCAAGAACGATGCAATCGGATCGACCGCAGTCTTCTTATCAGCAGTTTCTAATATGA